CCTGTTTTCGTTACTTTTTCAACTTTCAAATGCACTTCGGCATCGGCTTCTCAGCGTAATGTGGCATCTGTTTAACTTGTCGGCCAAATAAAAAAAGTCTTTCTTTTCTTCTTTAATCATTTAGTGAGGTCTATCATGGCTATTAAAATCGTTATTACTTCTTCGGAAACCCGCAACATGAAGGGCGTTGGCAAAGTTTCGGGTAAACCTTATGACCTTAACTTCCAGACGGCCTACGCTTTCACTGTTTCAAAAGACGGTCTGGTTGCTGAATTTCCAGACAAATTTGAGATTATTTTGGAAAAAGATCAAGCGCCCTATTCAAAGGGCAGCTACACGCTTTCACCCTCGGCGCTTTTCGTGTCTCGGGACGGTAGGCTGGAAGTGGCACCCCGGCTTGTACCAGTTGCGTCTAAGTCTTGAAGGATCAGTCATGGCACAAGATGATCAAGTCGCTCTGATGCGTCGCATATGTCGGTTTGAGGCTGTGCGTTCGGCCATGCTTTCTATTGGCTCTGATTTGCTTGATGAAAATACGCCATCTATCGTTTTCACCGTTTCTCTCGATGATGAGTGTGGCGCTATGGGGTTGTCGTACGTTGTTCAAAGTGTTCAAGGGGTGGCTGTTTACGGGGGTGACCTGTGAAGTTCCCAGCATCGGGTTTTTCCGCGCCGTTGCGCGAAGCGCATGGCGCGGAAAAAGTTGATGCTGGGGGGCTTGTCCCATTCAAAACAACCCTTCATTCTTCGTCAACCCTTATTTCCTTTGCACCTTCCGTTGTCGCTGAACGTCGCGTCAAAAGGTTAAAAGTCGCTGTTTGGGCTTCTGGCCATCTGCATGGGCTTGCCGATAACGGGTTCAGGCCCGCCGTATGCTGGTTTGTGACCCTTACCTATGCCGAGGCCGATGCGTGGCGTCCTGAGCATGTTACAAGGGCCCTACAGGTGTATCGTAATTGGTGCCGGTCTGTTGGTGTTGCATGTCGGTACACTTGGGTTGCGGAGATACAGCCGAAGCGTCTTGCGTCTACTGGTAAAGCCGTTGTGCATTATCATCTGCTGGCGTGGTTGCCACCCGGCGTTTCCATGCCTCAGTGGGATCGGTCAACTCGCAGTCGTCGAGGGCTGCGCCCACCGTTTTGGGTGCATGGTATGAGCAACACCCAAAAGGCGGTTGCTGGTGTGGGCTATCTCATGAAATACTTGTCTAAGTTGGGTGAGTTGACCCGGTTCCCGAAAGGGTTGCGGTTGTATGGCATTGGAGGTTTGGATGCAACAGGAAAAAGTGTCCGTCGGTGGTATAACCTGCCTCAGTGGTGTAAAAATGAATATGGGGTCGGGGACGTTATCCGTAAGGCGTGTGGCCTTGTTTTGCAAGATACGGGGGAGGTTCTCGAGCCCGCTTACTGCGTGCAAAGAGTGCCCAGTGGCATCCTCTTGCATCCCCTTCGTGCGTTGGCAGAGCGATTTCATGTCGGAGCTTATAGCAGTTATCCCCGCGCGCTAGCATGATAGTTTTTATTTTTCTTTACATTGTTGCTTGGGTAGTGTTTTTGCTGAGGTATTTTGCATTTACCCGGCGGTTTGGTTTGTCGGTTGCCGGCAAAGCGTCGCCCCTCGCATAGGGGTCTTTTTTGGAGTTGGTTATGAAAAAAGTAGTTGTGCTTGGTGGTTTGAGTGCTCTTGGTGGTACCGTTTTCGCTGCTGTTCCCACGGCCGTTACCGATGCTATCACCGCTGCTCAGACGGATTTGTTGGCGGTGATGTCGGCTTTGACCGTTGCGGGTGCTGCTATTTGGGTCGGTCGCTTGATCTATCGTCGTTTTACTGTTAAGTAAGTAAACGGGGTCGGCCATCATGGGTTACCTTATAAATAGCCAATGCGTGGCCGATCTTTCGACCGCTAAACAGTTGCACTGTCGCTCTTTTGATAGTGTTTGGGGCAATGGCACCGATCTGGTTGCTAGCCGTTGTGTCGCTCAGGATTTTACGCTTACAGATTTCGTTGTCTGCAAGCAGGTTAACGCAGGCGCTTGTTCTAATGTGACATACAGTTATCCTACGTTTCCTTCGTGTTCGTATGATGGCTCTTTGTCGGTTGCGTCTGAGTATTTCGCTGTTGTTCTTTCCGTTGTTGTGATCGTGTTCGCGGCTGCCCGTTTGCGGCGGTATTTTTGGGGGCATCATGAGGGCATATGATGGAGTATTCTTCTTTCGTTCTTTTGCAAAATCTTTGGTTCGCGGCTGGTGCCTTGCTTGCTCTTTACTTTGCGCTACATTAGCTCACGCCAATTTCCCTCCTACGTCTAGTGTTTATTACCTTGCTAATGGTAACGGGACTGGGTTAACGCAGGCGGAGGCAGAAACGCACTTCCAGACGGGGCAGGAGGCTTGTGAGGTGACGTGGGCCGGTTACATTCGCATTTGGGGCGAGCCCACCCCTCTTACCGCTGTGTTTAGTGCACCGAATGTTTGCTATGCTGGGCCGACCTACGGCACTAAATATATTTCCGTTTTGACTGAAAAGTTGTGTGGTGTCGGTGGTGTACTGGCGTCGGCAAATAGTTGCACTTGTTTAGTTGATTATGTGGAGTCGGGCGGTGTTTGCCTTACGCCTGCTCAAGTTGCTGCATCTGTTGTCGATGGCCTTAACTCGGTCGATATGACGTTGACCGGGTCGGGCGGGGGCTTGGATACCTGTTATGGTGGAGCAGCGGTGCACGCTTCGGGTTCGGCTTCAGGAGGTGGTGTTACCGAGTATTACGGCCCGTTTACCGTTGGCTCTGGTGATTGTTCTGGCGTTGCCGATGCTGTAGAACGACCGTTGGGTGCTGCGGCGTGTTCGCCTGATCAGGTGTTCGGGCAAATTAATGGTGTTGATACCTGCGTTACCCAGTCCGGTTCTGTCGCTTCCGGTCCAGCGATTACTGCATCCGCACCTTCTGCGGGCAGTTCTGCGCCGGTCATCGCCGGTGCACCTGCTGGTTCCGTGTCAGCGACTAGTACTACCGATTGTCAGGGTGGTTCATGTACTACTACTACCACTTATCGGGATGCAGGTGGTGCATCCTTAGGCACTGTTTCCGTCGATTCCCCGCAGTCGTCCGTTTGCACCGTTAACCCGAACATGCCCGGCTGCTCTGCTGGCAAGTCCGAGTGCGAGTTGCACCCTGATTCGGTTGGTTGCGCTTCTTTTGGGGAGGTACCGGCTGATGGTATTCCAACGGCGTCGAAGTCGCTGTCGTATGTTCCCGATGTGACCGGCCTTTCGTCGGGCAGTTGTCCAGCACCGATCAGTGTCCACACTTCCAATGGTGATGTGGTACTTGATCTTACGGATTACTGTTCCGCGTTGGAAACGTATGCGAAGCCGGTTATTATTTTGCTTGCTATGCTTACCGCCATCTTTATCGTTACGCCGGGGAGGGCCGAGTCGTGAATCTGGTAACATTTTTGCTTGGCATGGCTGGGCCGTTGGTTTCCCGCGTGTTGATGGCTATCGGTTTTTCGGTCGTGACCGTAGTCGGGCTTAATACCGTTGTTGGGCAGCTTAAGGGCTATTTTTTGGATCAGCTCGCGCTTGTCCCTGCTGCTGGTTTGGAGCTTGCGTTGCTTTCTGGAGTTGGTACTGCCATTGGCATTATTTTCGGAGCTATTACCACGCGGATGGTTCTTTGGCAGATCAATAATGCAACCCGTATTCTGGGAAATGCACCGTGATCACACTTATTACCGGTACGCCAGGCGCCGGAAAAACCCTCTACGCGGTTTGGGAGTTGGCTCGGCATGTTCCGGGTAGTTACATTGAGGATGGAGGTCGGTCGGTTCCGCGTCGCTTGTTTTCGAACATTAACGGTTTGCTGGTTGATCATCAAAAAGTTGATGCAGATTCTCTTCGGAGTTGGCCTACTTGGGCGCAACCTGGCGACGTGATCTTGTTCGATGAGGTGCAAGAGATTTGGCGTCCGAGATCGGTTGGGAGCAAGGTTCCTGATGATGTTGCCAAGCTCGAAGTTCATAGGCATATGGGCGTCGATTTTATTCTGGTCACCCAGCACCCTATGCTGTTGGATCAAAACATCCGGCGGCTGGTGAATCAACATATCCATGTTCGTAGGATTCTGAACAGCGCCACTTGGTTGTACGAGTGGGATCACGCCGAAAACCCGGGCAACACCAAGACTGCGTTATCTAATCGTCCGTGGCGTTATCCCAAAAAGGCCTTTCAGCTTTATAAATCGGCGCAGCTACATACAAAAAGTAAAGCTCGATTTCCGGCCGTTGGGCTGGTTGGCGTTGCATTGGTTGCGGCTTTAATTTTTGTTGGCCCGTTTGCTTATTCGCGGCTTAGTGGTTCACTTACCGGCAAAGGGTTTGCTTCCGATCCAGTTCAGTCGCCGGTTGGCTTTTTACCTGTTTCCGAGAGTGTCTCGACGGTTCCGGTTTCGACCGTCCCTGTTGCGACTGGTGCGTTACCGGCGGCTTTGGAGCGTCCGGCGATTGCCGGTTGTATCCACGCCGGTGATCGTTGTGATTGTTTTCTCGAGGATGGTCGAAAGGCGGATGTTTTGTTTGGCGTTTGCCTTGATTTCACGGCGCATGTTCATTCTGTTGATTTGGTTCGAAAATCGTCTTTTTTTCCAAAGCCTTCTTTGTGATCTTTTTTTGATTCCAATTTAGTCAAAAAAAGTGATTTCAAGTTCAGAGCGTATACGTTTTATCGCCCGTCTTGCGGCGTTTGCAGATGGATACAGAATTACCGATTTGCTTCCCATGATGAAAGAAAATCTTTCTGATTTCCACACTTTTACAGTGAACCTGTCGCCTATCAAGTCTTTGAGTTCCACGATTTCGGCGTGAGTCGCTGCTGCGATGTTGTCCTTGCTTTGCACTGTAATTCGTTGGCTTGTCATTGTTAGTCCTTGTTGTTAAGCCTCTATATTACCACTAAATCACCACAAGTCAATAAAAACATATCTATTAAAAAGTCACTTCCAATAGGTTTAACCTATGATCTTTGAACTGGAAAACACGTCTTTATTGATAGCAGATGGGGGCCCCAAGCGACCGCATGGGAGCGCCCCGCAGGGTGGGGGCTGGGGTATGGGGCCGCAGAGCCCCATGTAACCGTTAGCCGCTCGCGTGTGCCCCCCGTTTGCACGATATCTTTAGTTGATCAAATCACTCTGGATTCCGTTGCATACGTTTGTTTTGATGTACTATCCG